TGTAGGTTCAATGTCTTTATGATGGGGCCGAAATAGGATCGACAGGCGGATTAATAGGCGAGTGGAGTTACCCCGATCTAAGCTGGGTTAACGCGAAGAAAACTTATAATTGCAAATGACAATTATGCGCCAGAAATGGCATTAGCGGCTTAGTCTAACTAAGCACGTAGGGGTTGGCAACTTACCTGGCAACAGAAAAGTTGCATTTTCTATCCACATACGACTATAGCATTTTCAGTTATATGATAAATATTTCTGGAGACAACAATAACCCTCTACTAACTACCTATCAAATTAAGGAAAATTAATGAAAAAAACACTAGCAGCGACTGTACTAATGGTCGCTTTATCTACTTCAGCTATGGCTGAAAACTTTAATAATACATCGGGCAAGATTACACTTAAATCAGAGAAGTTCTCTCTAGAGATGTCTAATCCGAAAACAGGAGCAACTTCTTTTGCTGTTGGATCTACATTTGGTGAAGGAACCAAAGTAGGAGCAATTGATACTAAAGTTACATACTTTCGTAATGGAGACGTAGATGATTATCAGATTAAAGCTGGTAAGAATTTCCAAAAACCTGGATCACCAGTTTATGTAGGAAATTCACTAAAGTTTGACTTTGGTGATACTACTACTAAGAACGAATTATCAATTAATCCGTACATTGGATTGTCAACTACTGTTGATAAGTTTACTCCGTATGTAGAAACTGGATATACTTGGAAATCACTTCAAGGCAATTATACAGATATGGATTCCAATGCATCATACTTTGAAATTGGATCTTCTTATAATGTAAATGAAACAATGTCAGTTAAGTTATCAGTTACTGATACAAGAGATAAAGACTGGGATAACGGCGATAAGGAAGCACAAGTTGGACTTACTGTTAAGTTCTAAACTTTAAACTTTATTATAATGAAAAAAGGTATGCTTAACAGTGTACCTTTTTTTCATGACTATTTAATCAAAGTGTCCACCTAGTATTGCAATATCGTCTATATTAAAACTAGGATAAAGTTTTTGCCATTCAGCTTCAAAACCTTCTTCAGCTATGTAAGATTCTTCGTTATACCATAGCCTATTAATATAATTATCATGCATTGTAATTATGTCGTTATCATTCCATAGGTGACAAGCAAGAGATCCCTTTACCATCCAAAATCTTCTGTAGGCTTCCCTACGAAACTTTAATGTTATTCCGGAACTAATTTCATTGGTCGTCTTGCCATTCGTATCCGAAGGTTTCTTTCCACTGTTCATAGTCTTTAGCCTTGTCGTAATGTTGTTGATCAAGTTCGGACCAAGGTTTGGCCGACCCGGTATTCTTCCAAACCTTGGTACCGTCACAGTGGTATTCCCAGGGTCTGTTCGTTGGATCTAATTCAATGTGTTTAGCCATTTTACATCTTTTGTGTTATGACGTTTTAGAGTAAGTTGTACGCCTTACAAGTATTTAGTATGATAGCTAGGCATGTTATAATATGAAGAAGCACCCACCCTGTTCGGATGAGTGCTACTTTGTCTGCTTTTGCTTTGTTGTTGTAGGCTTTGGTACCAATTGCTTTACACCAAACAGCCCACATCTTACATTGCGTTCTTTTTATCTTGAACTTCAGCTCTACGTGATTTAGAAAGTTTACCAAGATCACCTAGTGCTTTTCTTGCTCTAGCTGCTGCAGCTTTGACGCCTTTTTCTTCAAACGTTTCTGCTTCTTTTAGATAGTTATTAAATGCTAGTACGATCTCTTCATGTATACTCATCATTTTCTCCTTTGGTTATTGTTGTTAAACAAGTTGAATGCCTGAGGTAGTACTTATGTACTGCTTGGCAATTTCAGTTTCAGTTTTTGCAACACAACTGACTGATTGTGTTTGCAAATTAAATTTGCCTTCTGGTGAAACACTAAACATGAACGGGGCTAATCCTAATCCTTGTTGTTGTGCAATAATTACCATTGGCTTGTTAAGTGTATAGGACTTATCGTTCTCTGATTCGAGTCTTCCGACAAGTTCTTCTCCACTGCTTAGTTTAAAAGATACGGTATCCCCTATCTTATATGGTGTTTCTAATAGCATTATAATGAGTGTCCTGTACCGTTAAATCCTGTTGTTTCTATATATGTAGTTAGTTCGCTGTATCCGCCAATCACCTTGTTTCCGATTATAATTTGTGGAAATGTTCTAGCATTTGGACACATTTCAAAAACTTGTTCTCTTGTAAGATCTTCGTTAAGTTTACGAGTTTTAAATGGAATATGCATTCTAGTTAGTAATTCCTTTGCTTGATCACAATACATACATGCATCTTTGGTTAGTACTAATACTTCTATCATAAACTAAATCCTTTTAAACTTTCTTCATTAACATCTTGCTTAATACCACCGATGATGTACGATTCTACCTCCGTCTCTTGCGGAGCAACTTGTAGCCCAGAGCTACTTAACCAATGTTGCGTCCAAGGTAGCGGATTAGTATTAACTGGTTGATCAAATATTTGCTTAAGACCAAGTGCTTTTAATCTACGGTTTGCAATGTACTCAACATACTGATTCAACAAAGTATCATTAAGACCAATCATTGATCCGTCTTTAAACAAATACGTTGCCCAGGCCTTTTCTTCTAGTACACAATCTCTCCACATAGCATATACTTCTTCGTCACATTCTTTAGCAATTTGTACCATCTCAGGATCGTCTTTGCCTTGTGACCAAAGTTTTAATACATGCGTACTAAGTGCTAAATGTTGACTCTCGTCTCTAGCAATTAAGCTAATAATCTTAGCACTGCCTTCCATTAACTTTAACTCACCAAATGCAAACGTACATGCAAAGCTAACATAAAAACGTAAGCCTTCAAGAATATTTACATTCATCATTGCAAGATAAAGTTTCTTCTTTACATCTCGCATACTACCTTTTTTATGGAAGTTCCAGTTATCAGCTGCTACTGTAAATGCATCGTAATTTTTAGTTACACTTACTGCTCTTTTGATAATTTCTTCATCATCTAAGATAGTGTCAAATACTTCTGACGGGTCAGCATACACGTTCTTCATAATATGTGTGTAGCTACGTGAGTGGATTGTTTCAAAGAAGTCCCAAGTAACAATACAACCTTCTAGTTCAGGAATAGATACGTGCGGCAAAAATGCTAGACACGGACCACGTCCTTGGACACTGTCGAGTAATGTTTGATATTTTAAATTACTTGTAAAAATATGTTTTTGCTCTGGACGGAAGTTTGCAAAGTCAGAACGGTCTTTTTGTAGACTTACTTCCTCTGGTCTCCAAAAGTAACCAAGCATAGTTTGATTTAACTTATCAAACACAGGGTGTCTAAATGTGTCGTATCTTTGAGTATTTTGGTCTTCTCCAAAAAACATATTTTGTTTTGTAAAGTCAATTTTTTTACGATTGAATACAGTTTTTGCCATTAAATTTTTATCCCTTCTAAGTATTAAGTATACAATCTTTTATTAGTATTGTCAACCTTTATATTGCACACGCATCGCAAAATTCTTCTTCAGTAGCAAAGTCTTCTCTTACTGGAGCTGATTTTGTTTCGTCGTGCCACCCTAATGAATGTGTAGGTTCTTCAAACACAATCTCGTCGTCTGTTTTATAGTCGTATGTATTTTGATAGTAAGCAGTCTTCCAACCTAATTTATAAGTTGTTAGAAGATCTTTTATCATAACACTCATTGGAACTTCGTTATTCTCAAAGTGTGTTGGATTATAACTCCAGTTACCACTAATACTTTGATCAAAGAATTTTTGCATAACTGCAACAACATTAATGTAGCCGTCGTTATTAGGCATATCCCATAGTAGTGTATAGTAATTTTTTAAGATATTATATTGTGGAACAATCTGCTTAAGAGGCCCCTTTTTGGACTTCTTAACGGACAAGTATCCTCTAGGCGGTTCGATTCCATTGGTAGCGTTTGACACAACGGAACTACTCTCGCTTGGCATCTGTGCGGACAAAGTGCTGTGCCTGAGACCGTGTATTCCAATGCTTTTACGTAAGCCATCCCAATCATAGTTTAGTTCACCTTTAACTACAGCATCTAACTCTTTTTTGTACGTATCAATAGGAAGGATGCCTTCACTGTATTTAGTACGGTTAAAAAATTCGCATGCTCCACGCTCTTCTGCAAGTTTGTTACTTGCTTTAAGTAAGTAATATTGGAAGGCTTCAGTTAAACTGTGTGTAAGGTCCCAAGCTAATGGATCACTGTATTTTGCTTTATTCTTCGCAAGGTAATGAGCAAGCCCAATATAACCAACACCTAATGAACGTCTAGCTTTAGTTGACTTCTCTGCTGCTTTAATTGGATATTTTTGATAATCTATAATTTCTTCTAATGCTCTAACTGCAAGATCGCATAGTTCTTCTAAGTCATCTAGTTCTTTAATAAGTCCTACATTAATAGCACTAAGGATACATAATGCAATTTCACCTTCTTCATCGTCAATGTGATTAAGTGGCTTAGTTGGAAGCGTAATCTCTTGACACAAATTACTCATGTAAACAGTATCTTTAAATGAACTATGTGTATTACAATGATCTACATTCATAATATAGATACGACCTGTCTCAGCTCTTTCTTTAATTAATGCAGAGAATAGTTCCATTGCAGGAATAGTCTTTTTCTTAATACTATATGCTCTCTCGTATTTTTCATATAGTTCTTGGAATACTGCTGGGTCGCCAAAGTATGCTTCGTACAAGCCAGGCACATCGTGTGGCGAGAACAAAGTTATATCGCCTCCTGCTAACAATCTTTCATACATTGTTTTGTTAAGCTGAATTGAGTAATCTAACTTACGGACTCGATTGTCCTCAGTTCCTTTGTTGTTTTTTAATACAAGGATGTCTTGAATTTCGTAATGCCAAAAAGGAAAATGTGTAGTTGCACTTCCACCACGTACACCGTTTTGTGTACAACATCTAACTGTTGATTCAAATTTCTTTAGGAACGGAATTATTCCTGTGTGTGCTACTTCGCCGCCCCTAATTTTAGAATTGACTGCACGTATCCTACCAGCATTAATACCAATGCCTGCACGTTGCGCCGTATAGCGTCCAATAGCCATATCACTAGCAAAAATACTGTCAAGAGTATCGTCACTATCAACGAGCACACAACTTGCAAATTGGCGTACAGGGGTTCTGACTCCCGCCATAACTGGCGTTGGGATATTGATCTTAAAAAGGGAGGTCGCATCATAATATTTCCTTACATACTGTAATCGAGTTTCTTTAGGATACTCTGCAAACAATGTTGCAGCTATCATCATATACATATACTGAGGTGTTTCAAATAATTGATTGTTACTTCTATCTTGGCACAGGTACTTGTCTACTACTTGTCTCAGGCCAGCATAGGTAAAGTTTTCATCTCTAGAGTGCCTAATATAAGAGTCTAGTGTAGTAAGTTCTTCTCTCGTATAACAATCTAGTATTGCACGATCATATAATCCTCGGTCAATATTTTGCTCTATCATTTGAGACAATGGAATAGATTTATATTCTCCAAAGACTTCTTTATTAATACTGTAACTTAATAGACGTGCTGCCGCAAACTGATAGTTTACTGCTTCTAATGAAATTAGATCGTTTGCACTTCTAATTAAAACTTCTTGGATCTCTACAGTACTCATTCCGTCATAAAATTGCAAATTTGCATTCATTTCAATCTGTGAACTACTAACTCCTGCTAAACCTGAACATGCATGTTCCACTACAAAATGTATCTTATCAATGTTTAAATGTTCTTTACTTCCGTCTCGTTTAACGATCATAGTACCGTTGGACATATTTCTCTTCCTCTTCATTCTGTTTCTCTTGATTGTATGTGGTATTTATTTACTATAGTTGTGGCATAAAATAATTTCTTTCTATAACAATACTCTTAGGTAACTTGCTGATATGTATATAATTATCATTAAATCCTATCACGTTGCTATCAATTGAAAGCAAGTAATATGTTTCATGATTTTGTCGATCTACACCTATATGTATCTCAAATTCTTTGTCCTTAAAACTTTCAGTTAACTGTAAAGAATAGCACATTCCTAGTATTTTACAAAAACTACAGTATTGGTTTTCGTAAAGTAGTTCCCAAGGACTTGGCCAAGTTTCTTTATTATACGGATCTGTATGTATACTAACAATCGGTGCTTGTTGATAAAATCTAATAACATCTAATAATGCATCTGATGAGGTGTTTAAGTTTGATCGAAATACCTGCCAGTTAG